CTGTTCTCTCTACTAATGACCTTAGCTTGGTCATTGTAGTATCTATCATACGTCGTTCGTCTCCTTCGAGTCCACTTAATAATATACTAAGATGGTCTAAGAATATAACACGACACTCCAATCCACTGGCAAGGTACTCGATCCGATTGTAAATAAGCTGCGGGTCAAAAGAACCAAAGCCGTCAAAAAGGTAAAGGTTCCAATTAGCAATGGAATTACGGAAGTGTTCTTCGAGTTCTGATTGGGCATGTTCTTCTAATGTTAGGTTTTTACCAACTGCTGTGGACATCAATCCAAGAGCTGTTCTTCTATTACTTGCTTCAAGTTCCAAGATCCCAACCGACTCGCCTTTGTTGAGTAGGTCAGTTGCAAGGTACCGCATGATACTGGTTTTTCCTGAACCAGTGCCCGAAGTAAAAGTCGTAAGTTCTCCATACCTGATCCCGTGTAGCTTCTCGTTAAGTCCTTTGAATGGGTACTCATGGTCATATGGTTTCTGTGGTGTAGTTACTAGCTGTAATAAATTCTTTCCGTCTACTATACCGTCTGGTCTGTATGGAACTGCATCCCATATAGCTTTTCTTATTGCATCAGGTTCTTTATCTTGTAGTGCATCAGAGGGATCTTTGTATGACTCCATCCTAGCAATCTTGACTTTACCTGCTGGTAAGACACCAGCTGCCTCTTCGGCTGCTTTACGGCCCGGCTCGTCACTATCAAAGAATAATACTATCTCTTCGTATCCCTGAAATAAGGGTAGTTGTTTCTGTAAATCTTTTTTAGCACTAGCTGCACCGTGAGGTAATGATACCATAGGCCAGTTAGGCATAGCTTCGTAGCAACTTGCAGCGTCTAGCTCACCTTCAGTAACAACAATACGCTTGCCAGTTGTAGGAAATAAATGCTGACCAAATAAGGTGTCAGTGGATACTCCTTCATAGGTAAATACCTTCTGTTTGTTTTTTACTTTAAATCCGCTAAGTACTCCATCGCTTGTGAAATATGGAAAGCGTAAAGTAGCTGCGTCTCTGTAAATCCTGAACTTCTTGCAAGTTTCTGCAGTGAGTCCTCTTCTTTTAAGGGCTTCAGGTTCTCCTTTAAATGTGACATTTGACATTTTCTGTATTGACTGTGATTTTAGATTTATACCTTCTGCAGGTGTGTACTTGTGACATGAGAAACAGAACTTGTGACCGTCAGTATAAACGCTATTAGCATCTGACGAGCCACAATAATCACATGGTTCATGTGCCACAAATTCTGATTCATCCATTATGTTAACCAATCTATTGGTAATGAGTGGTACGCACACCAAGGGATGTCATGTTTATCACACCACTTAGCATACGTTGTTTTAGAATGTTTAGAAATTTTATTGTATGGTGCTTGAAACACCATCCTCAAATCTAGATCTGGATTGTCCCTTTTTACGGCAGCAATCTTACGCCTGTCTGTTGCGTCCCAGTATCCTTTTGTTTCAAGGTATACGTGGTTTGGCAATATAAAATCAGGGTGGTAATGATGCTGAATGGTATAAGGAATCTTACAAGATTCGTATTCATATGTAACTCCTAAATTAGTGAGCAGATTAGCAACCTGCTCTTCTAACTTAGATTTGAATTTAATGTTTTTATTTTCTTTTAATTGATCATAGGCTTTCTGTGCCCATTCAATAGGATCTTCAGAAGTCTTCGTCTTCTGGACCTTCTTGCGACGTGTCATTATCTACAGGTGCAGGTGGTTCTTGAGCAGCTTTGAAGCCTTTGGTTTTACCGAAAAGATCAGCTACTTCGTCCTCACCCAGCTCTCCAGAATCGAGACCAGCCCCATCAGATTTAACTGACACAACTTGTACGCCAACCAACTTAAGAGAACTGCCATAGGTAATCCCGTCCCGTAAAATATAAGGTTTTTGGAAGAAACCCAATTTAACAGTAGATCCGCCATATAAAGGTGTTTTCTTATCAGTAACGGGTGATCCCTCTGTGTCTACCACAGGAGGTCTCTTATCCTCACCCCAAGAGAATTTAATTTTGAATTTTCCATCCGATACTTCTTCCCATGGTGTAGGTTTTAGGGTAGCTCTCTTCGGATTCTTGAGCTTAGACTCTGCCCATCTTAGGACATCAGCCCTCTCTGTTTCTAGCTTGTCAACGATTGACTCGTCAACCACAGCCGAGAGTGAATAACCAAACTTTCCGGGTTCTAGGATAGCTTGAAATCCCTCAAGTGTAACTTCGCTCGTAACGTGTACGTTCTTAGGCATTTTAACAAAAAAAGTAAGTTGAATTAATAACCGATTCGGGTTCAAGGTCTCCGATAATCGGTGGTTCTGTCTCTGCACCAATTTGATGTGCAAAGTCGTTGAGATAGTCATGCTCTGCAAAGAGATGCATGTATGTCTCTCTTATTATAGCAGATAATTCGTCCATGTCAACCGCTCGTGTGAGAACGCTGTCATGAATTAGTGCTATAGGTTTATTGAATTTATCAATACTGAGATGTAGTAGACTTGCATCAAGACTGTGAATAAGGTTTGGTGCTGTAGCAGCACGGTGACGTTTGATATCTACCTCGTCAGTATCATCAGTTGCTACTGATATCTGACAACGACCAAGTAGCTGTAAGTTATATACCTCTACCTGTTTCTTCATGATACGCTGATTCACTATGAACCCCGATGGTGTGACCCATCTTAATTCAGTAGCTCCACGCTTAATAGCTCCAGCGACCTCAGTCTCTATCCATTTCATAACAGACATAGGTCCGGGCACTACTTGTTCCATAGCAGCTCGGACCGCCTGTACGGTAACGGTCAGATCTTCCTTGTCGATCTCAATTCCTTTCTCCAATAGGGCATCACGAATATATGACCTATTGCTGTAAGGTTTAGCGTTATAGGGTATTGTCATAACCGTTCTTTTGACGGTTTTCCTGTCCATTACTTTGCGTATGTGGGCTGGGCACTCTGGCTTGGCAACATCCGCTATAACTTTATATGCGTCTTGCGGTCTATCAGCGGGTAGCACATTGACGAGTTGTGCTGTCCTTTTATCCCTAGCTAGTCCAGCAAGGATCTGAAGACCACTACATGTAGCATCAGTGGCTACAAATAGTCCTGTAGTCTTACGTTGTTGTGTAATAACTACACAATAATATTCCTCACATGCAGCCATGAATTGCCATGGCTCATCCGCTGCTTCCCAGTCGCCAAGATTATCTATTGGATCAATAGCTACTCTGGTAATCAACGGTATGTTATTCATTACCCAGTCTAATCGTTCAGACATAGTTGATTTGTCTAAACCGTATGTCGTTGCGACCTGAAAGGCCAACCATTTGTTACCCTGCGGTGTGATAAACGCCTCTTCTGCTGTTCGTAATAATGATTTACCAAAGTCAGTGTCTTGAGGTGTTAAGAATGCAGGTATCGGATATGCCCTTCCACGGTAATCAAACGACCAAGGTATATAAAACCTTTCACGATTCTTAAAACGATCAACTGCTTCCATGGTCATTCTTGTGCGGCAGCTCTTTTTAAATTCAGCTGCTCTCATATTCATAACTTCGGCAGCAGCACGTCGGTAAGCCATCCTAGCTTCCTTGTTCTCTGCTATATCTACTGGTTTAGGTGGTAGATCGTAATGAATTATCGGCAGAAATTTACCAACTGCAACTCCCTTCTCTTGCAAGGCTTTAGCAACCTTGACTGTGAAAGAATTGAGCGTATATGGAACCTTCTGAATCTTATTCAAGAAAGCCAGCGGTGTTTCTCCCTGTATACGGCAGTCATTGCCCCTGCGAACTAAGTCG